GACCAAAAGGCTAAGTTGGCTCATGAAGTCGCTACGATGGCTCAGAGACACGCTCAGGAGCTTGCTAAGGCACAGCTGGAGGTCAACAAGGTTGAAGCACAGCATAGGTCTTTGTTCGTCTCTGGATGGCGACCTGCGGTTGGCTGGTGCTGCGTATTTGGCATGATGGGTAACTTCATGGTCATACCGTTTGCTAACTTTGTCCTTGCGTTGCTTGAGATTGACGTAGCAGTACCTCTAATTGACACAGCTACTATGATGCCCGTGTTGATGGGAATGCTTGGGTTGGGCGCTATGCGGACCTATGAGAAGAAGTCGGGAGTGTCTAAGTAATGGTAGATATAGACATTAATATCCCTATTCCGACTATAGATTTAACTGATGTTGATTCAACTGATGATAAAACAGAAGACACTACTTCTGTTTCTACTATTGGGATGTCTGACAGCGAAATAGCTGCTTCGTTAGGTTTAGAGTACACAGGTGACCGTGACCAAGACCAGATGGTACAGGATGCTGTAGATCAAGCAAGACGTGAAACAATGATGGCTGAAGGTACTTATCCTTCAAAGGCTGAGATTGAAGAACGTACTGCTCAGTTTGAAGCAACAATGGAACGGCTTCGAACTGACCCAGCTATGCGTGAGCAGTGGGGTATTGATAGAGACACTAGACGTTTTAGTGTTTCTGACATTTTAAGAATTGCTGCTTCTTTTGCAATACCTTTTGCTTCTGGAGCTATAGTTAATGCTTTAAATCTTACTGGTGCTACTGCAAACATTACTCAAGCTGCTCTTGAAGCTGCTTTTTCGTCAGTCACTGGGCAATCGCCAGCGTCGGCGTTAACAACATTGTCTTCTGCTTTTAGTGCGGTGGGTGACTTAGCAAACTCTATTGATTTTCTTTCAGAAAGTGTTAGCTTAGCAGATCAAACAACTTCTGTACTAGACACAGCTGAAGATATATTTAGAGCTATTCAGATATATAACCAAGCACAAGGTGCTATAGAAACTATCCAAGAAGTTGCTGATGTAATTACTAGAGAAGATTCTGAAGATAAAACCGACCAAGAAATTATTAATCTAGTAACTGTCGGAGAAGATCTTAAAGACGGACAACCAGAAGAAGTAATCAGTGAAGACGTAGTTTCTGACTTAGAAGCAGAACAACAGGATGCTGAAACTGTAGATGACACTGTAGATGACACTGTAGACGATACTGTAGACGATACTGTAGACGATACTGTAGATGACACTGTAGATGACACTGTAGATGACACTGTAGATGACACTGTAGATGATACTGTAGATGATACTGTAGATGATACTGTAGATGATACTGTAGATGATACTGTAGCACAAGCACAGGACGAAGACGTAGTAGATCTAGACGCTGACGACGACCTTATGGGCGAAGCAGATGTCTTTGAAGAAGTAGACGAAGAAGAACCTAGTGACATTTTTGTTAATGACCAAGGACAGACTACTTACGTTCTAAATGCAGAACAAAAAGAAGCTTTTGAAAACGGCGAAGATGTAGAGATGTCTGACGGAACCGTAATCAACAACGCAGATCAATGGGTTTCTAATGTTTTTTCTACTACTGGTACAATTTTTGTAAAGGACAAAGAAGTTGGCAAAAGATACGAAGGTGAGCTTTATGATCCAGAAGGAACTTTAGCTGACGAAGCACCTGTAGAAGACGAGAGTATTTTTTTATCTGGCCGCCAAAGTGCTGACTTCAACATAGGTAGAGACGTAGTTCTGGACGACGGTACTGTCATCAACAATAGAACTCACGAACAAGTAGGCACAGGAGGTTTTGGCAGTGGTATAAGAGTTTCTCCTGTTGAAGTCGTGGAGACTACTGAAGAAGCAGGCGGCGGTGGTGGTGCTGAAGAAGCTGCTGATGATACTACAGTAGAAACTACAGACGATACTACAGTAGAAACTACAGACGATACTACAGTAGAAACTACAGATGATACTACAGACGGCACAACGTCCGACGTAACGTCCACTACGGACGAAGCCGGTGACGGAGGTATGCTCACTGGCGGTACAGGTGACGAAACTACAGACGGCGTAGACAGAAGAGACACTGATGAAGAAGACCGTCCGTTTTACGGCGGTACTGGACCATGGGTGCACATTGGTGGCGGCATGTGGGTACAAGTGGACCCTGCTGTTTTAACCAATGACGTAATCACAGAAAACCCTGATGGCACATTTAGCGTTGACCCCGAAGTCTATGAAGACGACAACAACTGGGTAAGAATCACTGAAGACCCAGACTGGCGAATTGGAGAAGACTACGCTGAGGTCGGTGAGTCAGCAGACGTAACTGGAGATCAAGGACAAGAGTACGTTCCGGGTGAAACAGTAGAGCCACCGGAAGAAATAGACAGAAGAGACACAACGACGACTTCTGGTGGCTTTTATGACCCGTTTATTTTATTGGGAGATCTTATAAATGACTTACTGTCCGAAAGAGAGGAATCAGAGCCTGAAGATGTCATTAGTGACACAACTGTAGAAGTAAGCAGAGAAGAAAGACCAGATCCTGTAGTTGATCCTGTAGTTGATCCTTCAGTTGATCCTGTAGTTGATCCTTCAGTTGATCCTTCAGTTGATCCTGTAGTTGATCCTGTAGTTGATCCTTCAGTTGATCCTTCAGTTGATCCGGGTCTATTCGATGGCGGTGGAGACGGTACTGGAGAAGTAGACGTATTAACACCAGTAGAAGTAAGCAGAGAAGAACGAAAAGATCCTGTAGTTGATCCCGGTCCAAGCTCTAGTACTGGAACGGGAGACGGTGATGATGATGGCGAAAGTGCAGAAGAAGAAGTAATAGATATATTAACACCAGTAGAAGTAAGCAGAGAAGAACGAAAAGATCCTATAGTCGATCCGGGTCCGTTAGATGCTGCTGGTGACGCTGGCGACACTGATGATGATACAGATGGCGACGGAGACGGCGGAGGTGCTGGAGACGGTGATGGCGATGGTGATGGCGATGGTGATGGTGGTGGTGATGGTGGTGGTACCGGAGAAGGCTTAGTTTCTTCAGGTATGTTTAAACCACCTGCTTCTAGTTTTCGGCCCTACATGGGAGGCATAAATTATACATTACCTGCTTATGTTCCTGTCCTGTATCAGCCTAAAGATTATGACGTAGAGTTGAACAGAATAATTAAAGAAAGTTTGTTTGAAGGAATGGTGTAATGACCTATTTAAACTTAGTAAACAACGTACTGAGACGACTTAGGGAGTCAGAAGTAACCTCAGTACAAAGTACGTCCTACAGTAAACTCATTGGGGACTTAGTAAATGATGCTAAAACTCTGGTAGAAAACTCTTGGGACTGGTCTGCACTTAGAAACCCTGTGACGATTGTTACGTCTTCTGGGACTTACACGTATGCTGTCACAGGTAGTCAGAACTCAGTTAAAGAACTAACGGTGATTAATGACACGTCTAACTTTGTCATGCAGTATCAGACTAACGCATGGTTTGACGAAAAGTTCTACGTAGATGATCCTGCTTCTGGTGAGCCTCGTTACTACACCTACAGGAACACAGACAGCAGTGACGACATGAACATAGACTTTTATCCAAAGCCTGACGGTGTTTATTCCATAAGATTTAGCGGTGCTTTTCGTAATGCTGACTTAAGTGACGATAGTGACACTCTTGAAGTTCCTTCTGATCCTGTTTTACACTTAGCAGTAGCATTAGCGTCACGAGAGCGTGGTGAGACTGGTGGTACTTCGACTCAAGAGTACTTTGCTATAGCTAACAAGTACCTATCCGATGCAATTGCACAGGACGCTGGTAGACACCCAGAAGAAACTATATTCTACACTCCGTAAGGCAGTAGTATGGCTCAAGAACTAAAAAGTATAAATCTTGTCGCTCCGGGTTTCAAAGGTATCAATACCGAAGACTCTCCGCTGTCACAAGATCCATCTTTTGCAGAAATAGCTGACAACGCTGTGGTTGATAACCGTGGTCGCGTTGCTGCTCGAAAGGGTCTGCTCGTAACCACTACCGACAAAACAGAGCTAGGTAGTGAGAAGATACGGGCAATTAAGGAGTACAGAGACAGCGCAGGTAACACTAAAGTCTTCTCTGTAGGCAACAACAAGATCCTCAGTGGCACTACAACGCTTGCTGACGAGACTCCCGGTAGCTACACGATCACCGCTGACAACTGGAAGATGGTCAACTTCAACGACAACATCTACTTCTTCCAGCGTGGCTATGAGCCGCTTGTGTACAACAACACGAGTGGGTCAGTAGTTAAGCTCAGCACAGTCTCAGGCGCTGCTGGTGTGTCCTCAGCTATGTATGGCAACGAGGTGTTAGCAGCATATGGACGGTTGTGGACAGCAGATTTTAGCAATGACAAGTCCACGGTTTACTGGTCAGATCTCTTGATTGGTCATGACTGGTCAGGAGGAACGTCAGGATCTATTAACATATCTAAAGTCTGGCCTGATGGTTATGACGAGATTGTAGCTTTGGCTGCACACAACAACATGCTGATCATCTTTGGTAAGCACAGCATTGTAGTCTACGGTGGTGCAGATGCTCCAGCAACGATGGCTCTACAGGACACAGTGTCTGGAGTTGGTTGTGTAGATCGAGACACAGTGCAGTACACAGGTGTTGATGTAATCTTTTTGTCTTACACTGGTCTAAAGAGTTTCGGCAGGACTATACAAGAAAAGTCTCTACCGATGAATAACTTATCGTCCACCATCACAAAGGACATCATTAGCTTGCTGTCAGAAGAAAGTGACTTCTTTAGGTCAGTGTACCACCCAGAAGAAAACTTCTACTTACTGTCTTTTGTCGGACAGAACATTACTTACTGTTTTGACATCAGAGGCACACTAGAAAATGGAGCTTACAGAGCTACACGCTGGCCCAGTACTGGCTTCACCTGTTACGAACGACAGGACAACGGTACGTTGCTCATAGGAAGCTCACAAGGCATAGGCACGTATGAAGGCTATGAAGACAACGGTTTAGCCTACAGATTTAAATATTTTAGCCCTGAGTTGACTTTTGGTGACCCTTCAAAGCTAAAGTTTCTTAAGAAAATTAGGCCAACAATCATAGGTGCTTCTGGTTTAGACGTTTTGTTTAAATGGGACTATGACTTTGGTTCGTCTTACAACTCAGAAGTACTACCTATAGTTGACTTTGCAAGCGCAGAGTTTGGCGTAGGCGAGTTTAACATCGGTCAGTTTTCTACGGGTATTGCTGTATCAAGAGAAGCTATTAATACTAACGGAAGCGGTGGAACAGTGACTATTGGTTTAGAAGCGGACATTGACGGCGGTGAGCTTTCTTTACAGGAGATAAACGTACTTGCATTAGTAGGTAAAACATTATGAGTAACTATACAAAAACTACTGACTTTGCGTCAAAGGATGATTTATCGTCTGGCGATGCTAACAAAGTCATTAAAGGAACTGAGTTTGGAACTGAGTTTGACAACATTGCAACAGCAGTTGCAACTAAAGCAGACCTAGAAAGCCCAACATTTACTGGGACTGTGACGATACCCGCGCTTACGTTTGGAGGAACACTGGCGTCAGGGACTATTAACGGAGGAACTTACTAATGGCTATAGATTGGTCACAGATTTTAAAAGACGCTGCAGGCTACTTTTCTGATAATGCGTCTACTATTGCTGCAGGCGGTCTTGGTGCTGGTGGTTTAGCTCTTGCGTTAAAAGGCTACGAAGACATAGGCAAGATTGGCGAACGTGCTTACGGTGAGTTTGCTGGAGAAGGCGGGCTTGCAGAGAAACTGTCAGGAATGCTTGAGTTTCAGCCATACACTGTAACTTCCGCTACTGGCGGTCAGTTTGGCATGACACAAGACCCAAATACAGGTGAGATGCAGTATCAACTGCAGTTGTCGCCAGAAGAGCAACAGTTGTATCAAGATCAGCTACAACGAGCAGGGATGTTCTTTGAACAAGCAGCGACTCCTGTTGCTGACAGAGAGCAAGAAGTGTACCAGCGTATGCGAACAGCAATGTCGCCCGAAGAGGAGCGTCAGAGGCTTGCTCTGGAGCAGCGTTTGGCTGCACAGGGACGCTTGGGTGTTACTACGGGCATGTTTGGTGGGACACCAGAAGCACTTACGCTGGCTAAAGCACAAGAAGAAGCCAGAAATCAAGCGATGTTGAACGCAATGCAGTTTGCAGGACAAGAGCAGCAACGCTTGGCTGGCTTAGGTACGGGTATGTTGGCTGCTGGTTATATGCCACAGGCACAGGTGTTAGCTGGTATTCAACCCGGAATGACCGCTGCTGAACAACGTAGGCAAGCGCTTTCTGAGCAGGCTGGAACATACGGGCAGACCTATGCTGCTGGTTTGGAAGCACTGTTGCAGTCAGGATTAGGACAAGCTAACCTAGCTGGCGGCTTTGGTGCTGACATTGCAAAAACAGCACTTGGCGGCTTGTTCGGATAAAAGGAGAATACAATGGCTACATTTTCACAAGGGTTCCTAGCAAACTTAGGTCGCCCACAAATGGCCGAAAGTTTGTTTGGCTTGGGTCGCGCCATTGGTGGACTTCCCGGCCAAGCACAAGATCGCAGAAAGCGAGAGCAGTTTAACCAGCTGATGCAACAAGGGCAGGCTGCTATGGCTTCTGGTGATGCTGCTCAGCTGGCTCAGATTGGACAACAACTGACTTCTGCTGGGTATGCTAGAGAAGGACAAGCATTAACACAGGCTAGTGTTGCTGCTAGAGAAAAACAAAGAACACAGGCTGAAGCAGTAGGTCAGCAAAGAACTTCTGCTCAAATGCTCATGACAGAGCTACAGGACTACGCAAACAGTCCGCAGCTTCCTCCTCCTGTACGACAACAAGCCAGTAATTTACTTAGGGCAGCAGCACAAGCAGGAGACAGAGCTACGCTGCTGGAGCCTCGTGTGGCGCAGCTGAGAAATCTTGCATCTCAAGCTGGTAAACCACAAGTTGTGTCTGCAGGAGGAGCTTTAGTGTCTCCTACAGGAGAAGAGCTGTATCGCGCTCCGTTTAAACCCGCAGAACCCAAAGCACCCGCAAAGCCTGACAGGAAAATTATTCCTCCCAGTAAACAAGATCCCAACTTTAGGGTGTTTGAAAACGGCGAGTTAGTTAATACTATTTCTGTTCAGCCACAAGGAAGGACAGTAGAAGAAGTAGAGATGGATAACGAGCGAGTTGCTCAAATAGTACGAATCAAAGGAGACATTAAAGACTTAATGGACCCTGAAGGAGAGTACTACGGAGAGTGGACAACTTCAGGAGTCCTTGGTCAAATTGCAGGTAACTGGATAGGTGGTACAACTGCTTATGACAGAAGGGCTTTAATCGACTCCGTAAAAGCGAGCTTAGGTTTAGAAGCAATTGCTAAACTAAAAAAAGCATCAGCAACAGGCGCTACTGGTTTAGGACAGGTATCTAACTTAGAACTTAACGCTTTACAATCAGAAGTAGCAACGCTAAACATTGGGCAGTCAATGGACGCTCAAATGGACTCACTAGAAAAAATATTTGGTTATCTAGACAGAGTACAGAAGGTAGCATCAGGTATCGTACCTGTAGAAGCAATTGATTGGAACAGCCCAGAGTACAAAGCAGCAGGGTACGGTAGAGATCCTGTGACTGGAGTGGTCATGTATGCTCCTCAAGGATCAAGCGGTCCTGCATACAAACTTGTGGACGGATCATTTAAAAAACTGGACATTTAAAGATGGCTACAGATACAGAAGTTTTTGAAAGAATCTTCGGTGAACGTATAGACACTAGCCAGCAACCACCACTAGACGACGATGCTGCTATTCTTGCGAGAATTTTAGAAGAAAGACAGATAACTCTAGACAATGCTCCTATGCTAGAGGAGCCTTCAGCTTTTGACCGAATCTTGGCTCAGCCGGGACAGAGGTTTATGGAGCGTGGCGCTGCTATAGGTGGACGCATAGGTGAGTCTGTAGAGAAGATGACTACGGTTCCGTCTCTTGAAGACACCTATGCTAACATGGGAGTACAGAAAGGGACCAACTTACCTTCTGTGCTTTTGCAAACAATCGGAAACCCTGTGTCGCTTGGCTTTGATGTCTTAGCTAATGCAATCGTAGTTGGCGCAGAGAAAGCACTGGCATTAGTCCCTGATTCAGCTAAAGAAGGGACTATGGAGTTTCTTAATCAGGCTGTGCAAACAGAAGCTGGTCAAAAGGCAATGGAAGCGTTGGCCGAAGGTGCAGAAGCTTGGGAAGAGTACTCCGAAAAGTACCCCAATCAGGCGGCTAACTGGAGATCATTTTTTGAAATACAGCTTGGTTTGCCTAAGAGAATACTTGTAGACTACTCTCCTGACTTAAATCCAATACAGATCTCAACCATTGGTTCAAGAAAAGTCACGCAACCGTTAGCGGGTGTTGATAAAGATGTTTACAATATCGCCTACTCTTCGCCTCAGAAAAGTATAGAGCAAGCTAAGCTGACTACAGAACCAAGAGGACCACTCAGGACGCAACAACAACTAGCTAGTCAAGAGCAGTTAGACGTAATAGATGAGTTGAAGAGAGCAGGAGTAAAGGGAAGCCTGACTCTGCAGCAGAACCTCAACAGAACGCTAGAGTATTTAGACAAGCTTGACAGAACTCTCTTGGGTATGGCTAGGAGAAGAAAAGCACAAACAGTAGATACCGCTAAGTTTCAGGAATATCTTGCGGCAGAGTTCAGAGAGATTCTCAGCAATAATCCAAGAATCCTTAACAACAAGTCAGCTACCGCTAAACTACAAAAAAATTATGATGAGTTTTTGGCTATCTTAAAAGAGCAGGGAAATACTGCTGAAGGCTTCCTAAACGCTCGTCGTATCTTTGATGACAGGATGAGACGCTCAGGTGTTGACGTTGGTGACTCAAGACTAAACGCAGACATCTTAATCGCACATGCTGTACGAAGAGCAGGTAACAGGTCTCTCTTTGATATTGTCCCAGAAGCTGAAGACATCTTCGCACGACAGTCAAGAGTTTTGAGTGTGCAGGACAACATTGCACTGAAGGCTGCTAAAGAGTCACAGGGAGCTGTTGGTCGTTACATTCAAGAGTTGGGCTTAGACTCACTAGTTGGTGAGACTGCTTTGGGTAAAGTAGCAAACGCTGGCTATGCGTTAGGTTTGAGTGTTGTTGCTTCTCCCTACGTCATAATCAAAAGAGCGTTGAAAGCAGAGACACCTGCCAACATACGTGCTAAAGTGTCTTACGCTATCAACGACATCTTCAAAGAAATAGAGAAAGGCTTAGCTAGGACAAAAGATCCTGTGACTAAGAAGTCTCTACTGGCTCAGAGAGCACTAGTGTACTCTGCGTTTAGAGCAGCTGGTGAGCAGATCATTGCTGAAGCCGAACAAGAGCAGGAAGACAAGTAATGCCTAGATTATCTCCAAATCTTTATCCTGATTCTCGTACAGACGGTGGTGGAACTGTACCTGCCGTTGAAAGACAGCGTGAAGAAAGGCAGATGTATGAGCTAGGAGAAATCACTACGCCTGAGTTTTACTTAAGATCATTGGGTAATTTATCGGACGCCACGTTAGGCACTATCGCAGAAAAAACTGTTGGACCTGCGATGGAAGCAGCGGGCAGTCTCTTTCCTCCTTTGGGGATCATTGCAGAACCTGTGACACGGCCTATTGCAGCCACAGCAGAACAGTATCCACGTATGGCTAGGAACGTAGACGCAGGTCTTTCTGCTGCTGATCTGGGTTTATTCGGCTTAGGATCAGTCATGAGGCAGGTCGGGTCCAACATTGTAGACCAAAGAACAGGAAGGCTCTCTGGACGAGGTATGGAGTTAGCTTCGTTAGACAACTACATAGACAATTTCTACGGTAGGAAAGAAGTAAAAGCTACTGATGCAGACCCTTCAGTAGCTTCTCGTCCTTTGACTAGCAGAGAAAGACGTTTAGAAAGTCAGCTGTACGACACCAATTCACAGTTAAACAGCTTGTTTGATTTTGCTGAAGAATCGGTTCTTGTCCCTGACGCACTACAGAATAAAATAAGAAACGTGCGGAATAAATTGGGCCAAAACAAACTAAAGTCAGAAAACTTTGAGTCTACTCCAGAGACACGAGCCGCTGTAGCAAAGCTAACTTCCGTTGCTGACTTTGCAACAACAGGTTTCAAGCGAACCGTAAAGGACTTGTTTAGTCCCGAATCTCGTGCTTTATTCAGAGAGCAAGGTCTGTCAGAAACCGGAAGAAAGATTATTGAAGCACACATGGTAGCCTCCAGAATAGCGGAGACTCCTGAAGGCAAAAAGATCCTACAAGACATCGCAGAAAAACAACAGGAATACAGAAGCCTTCCAAAAGAAAAAGGAAAGCTAACGGCAAGACATCTTGAGATCAATGAAGAAATACAAGCGTTGGGTGCTAAGTTACCAACCCGATCTGTCCCTAAAGCCGTAGCAGAAGCAATCTACCAGATGCACATTGGTGAGCAGGCAGGCAGACGCGGTGGTTTAAACGAAGGGCTTGCACAGATTGCTTTAGAGTCCTTTGCTGAGCCTTACAGCACTTACCAAAGAGGTACTCTGTCTTCTTGGTTTCTCAAGAATAACCAAGCGTCCAGTGACAAGTATGACGTATCTTTTTCTGAGGGTGTCTCTAACAGGCTAGAGCGGAACATCATCAACGCACATAAGGACACGCTGGGTGAGGCAGGTGTTCCTGCTCTGGTTGTGATGAAAAGAGCAGCAAAAGGAAAAACTTCTGGTAATCACTTCTACGACTTAACTAACGTCAAGAAAGAAGGAGCGCCTGCATATAAGATCAACAACGCCTTCAAAGCTTTAGAAGGTCGTGATGTAAACCAAGGGACTCTGATTGACGAACTCAGGAGACAAGGACTTACCATAACTGGCAAAGAAGCAGACGGTAAGGTGTATTTCTCTGGTAGCACAAGAGGATCTGCTATTGTTGAAGGCGGTATTCATGTGTCTGGTTACGTAAAACCTGACGGCACAACCGCACTGATTATGTCGGACGTTCATGACTTCTTTGAAAACATAAGGCCAGCAAAAGCTGTGGCAGATCAGGTGATACCTAACTCTTTAATCGCAGTTACTCCTCCTGTATTCAAAAACTTTAGAGATCCTAAAGCTGACATATCAAACAAAGCACCTGTTGAAAAAGACTCACAGGCTGTTGACGTAGACGCTGCTCTAGAAAAGATAGCTACTGCTAAACCGACTAGAGAAACAGTAGCTGCAGAGCGTATGCAGGATCGTG